GAAAAGAATGGACTATCGAGCACCGTAAAAATGCTAGCGAAGCGCATAAGGGATATATTAGAAGTTTAAAATCGAGACAAAAACAATCTGAAAAAACCCGAGGAAAAAAACAATCAATTGAGCATATACAAAATCGATCTGGAGTAAATCATCCTGGGTACGGAAAAGAATTATCAATAGATCGTAAAGAAAAAATAAGACAAGGTGTTTTAAATATGCCATTACATACTTGTGAGCATTGTGGTAAAACTACTACCAAAGGTAATTATAAAAGATGGCACAACGATAACTGTAAGGTTATTAAAGGAGAATTAAAATTCCTCGATTAAGTTTATACAAACCAGAAAAAAGTGCGGATTTTAAGTTCTTAGATCGCGTGATCAACGAACAATTTCAGGTTGGAGGTACAGATGTATTTGTACACAAATACCTAAGTCCTGTAGATCCATTAGATGGAGAAAGTACACCTAGCACTCCAGTTAATACTAATGCTACTCCTGAATTAGGAATACAAGACGTTATTTTTATGGAAAATAGAGATCGTCACTATGCACCAGATGTATATATAATTCGTGGCATTTATACAATGCAAGATTTAGATTTTAATCTAAGTCAATTTGGCTTATTTTTAAGCAATGATAATATATTAATTACTTTTCACCTTAGAGACAGTGTTGATAATATAGGTCGAAAATTAATGCCAGGGGATGTTATTGAACTTCCCCATTTAAAAGATGAATATGCGCTTGACAATAGTTTGGTTGCGTTAAAGAGATTTTATGTAATACAAGATGTTAGTCGTCCTGCTTCGGGGTTTAGCTCAACTTGGTATCCTCATTTACTTCGTGCTAAGTGTGTTCCGTTAGTTGATAGTCAGGAGTTCAGTGAAATTCTTGGGTCAGATGCAGGAGCCGGAGATGGTAGTACATTACGAGATCTATTAAGTACATATCAACAAAGTATCGATATCAATAATCAGATTATAGAACAAGCAGATGCTGATGTACCTAATAGTGGATTTAATACCACAAATTTATATGTTATTCCAACTACTACTAGTACAGGACTTGTGAATGTTGCAGATTCTAGTGCGGCAGGAAGTACTACAGCATTGGGCGATGCAAGTATAGAACAAGCAATGTTGGATGCTAGTGTTGTATTACAAACACCTAACCAAGATTATTATGTTGGGTATCTTAGTGGAAATGGTTCACCGCCAAACGGTGCTCCATTTAGTTCTGGTATAAGTTTTCCATCTACTGCTGTTACTGGGCAATTCTATTTGCGTACAGATTATTTGCCTAACAGATTATTCAGATATGACGGAAGGTTTTGGGTTAAATTTGAAGACAATGTTAGAATGACGTTGAATAACTTTGGAAGTCAAGATACCACAGGAGCATTTGCTGGCCAGCCTGTACGTCAAACACTTAAAACTGGATTTATTAATAATACAACAACTGCTAATATTGATGGTCAGGTTGTAGTAGAGAGACAAGCACTGAGCAAAGCACTAAAAGCAAAGGCGGATAATTAAAATGGATTTTTTCTATGATGGGCAGGTAAGACGCTATCTTACACAATTTATGCGTATTATGAGTAACTTTAGTTATCAAGATGCTAAAGGTACTCTTACTCGTGTGCCAGTTCGTTACGGAGATATGAGCAGACAAGTGGGTAGTCTATTGAAAAAGAACAGTGAGAATACTATTCCATCTGCTCCTTTTATTTCTTGTTATATTAAAGATTTACAATTTGATCAGGCTAGAGTACAAGACCCTACATTTGTTAGTACAATAAGTGTGCGAGAAAGGGCATTTGACTCAACAACTGGGCAATATCTTAATCAGCAAGGATCTAACTACACGGTAGAAAAATTAATGCCTACTCCGTATCTAGCAACATTTAATGCAGATATATGGACTACTAATACTGAACAAAAATTACAGTTATGGGAACAAATTGCTGTACTGTTTAATCCCAGTTTAGAATTGCAAACTACTGACAATTATATTGACTGGACCAGTATCAGTGTATTAACACTAAAGGCTCAAAATTGGAGTAGTCGAAGTGTTCCGCAAGGAATGGAGCAAGATATAGATGTGCTAACAATGTCATTTGATTCTCACGTTTGGATAACTCCTCCTGCTAAAGTAAAACAATTGGGTATTATTACAAAAATTATTGCCAGTGCGGCGGCAGTCGCACAAGGAACCATTGCCAGCGACTTTTCTAATCCTGATGCTGTTATAACAACACAAAGCATAGATGTAGTTACCACAGATGTCTTTAATACCACAGTAACTCCAGGCGACTTTGACTTATTAGTATTGAATAATGTTGCCACACTTATATCAGAAAACACACAAGGTGATATTATTGATATATCAGTTCCAGGAATTCAAAGTAGTTGGTTACGTTTATTAGATTTATATCCCGGGCAGTTCCGTGCAGGATTAAGTCAACTAAGATTAACAAAACCAGATGGCAATGAAATTGTAGCATACATCACATTGGATCCTACAGATGAACGACGTATGCTATTAAACATAGATGCAGATACAGTACCATCAAATACAATTATATCTAGCACATATAATCCAACAGGTAGAGGATCAGTTGATGCTATTGTAAATCCAGAAACATTTAATCCTAAAAATAATGTAGCGGGTACTAGATATCTTATATTAGAAGATTTAAACATTAACCCTGAATACGGAAATCAAGGTTATGATGGCCCTAATGCTTGGAAAAATAATGATAATACCGACCCACAAGCGTATGCAAATGATATTATAGAGTGGAACGGTAGTGCTTGGATTGTTATATTCAGTTCTGCATTAGTAAGTGCATTGACTTATATAACTAATTCATACACAGGAGTTCAATACAAATGGGATGGAACCAGTTGGTCTAAGAGCTTCGAAGGTGTTTACGATAAGGCAGCATGGAGACTCATTCTTTAAATCAAATAATATGTAGCGGAGGATTATTTCTTTCGAGAAATACAAAAAGATTTTTACTATTGCTAAGAGCGCAAGGTAAAACTGCAAATACCTGGGGATTAGTTGGCGGAAAAAAAGAGCCTGCAGATTTAACACCATTTGATGCATTAAATAGAGAAATTGCAGAAGAAGTAGGAGTTATTCCTAAAATAAGAAAAGCTGTTCCGCTAGAGCTTTTTACATCAAACGATCAACATTTTCAATACCACACATATGTTCTTATAATTGATCGTGAGTTTATTCCTACACTCAACGACGAACATTCCGGCTATGCTTGGGTAGAACTAAACAATTGGCCTAAACCACTACACAGAGGCCTAAAAAATACCCTTAATGGCAAAACCATTAAGGGCAAATTACAAACTATACTAGATGTAATAGATTAATTATTGAACCGTTGCATCTGCGGATTCTTGCTGTGCTTGCTCTAATTGTTGCAATTGACTAGCAGTTTGGAATCTAATTGGATTTAAAAAATCAACAACTTCAGCATAGCTGTGTGTTTTTGCAATCTCAAACAATGCATTTACCTGTCCTAGTGTTAATTGCAATGTAATAATGATTGGTTGAACATCAGCTTGTTCTACTGTATCTTCTGTTGTATCATCAATTTGATCGTCTGACATAAATTCTCCTGTTAAAATAAACTTGTCATTGTTATTTATAACCTAAAAAATGGATTATTAAAATATTGAGTTATTCTTTGTACCAGAACCATACATTACTTTCTGTAAATTGTACTGGTGTTGTTATATTATTTAATTCTCTAAAATGTTTAACCGCAGTTTTAACAGAAAATAAATTCCAGTCGTGACCTGCAAAAATACCACCTTGGCGAACTTTTGGCCAATAATTAGTTACATCTTCATAGGCGTTATCATAACTATGGTCACCGTCAATAAAAATATAATCCAATGATAAATCTTTGATTTTCTTAGATGCCTGTGTTGCAGACATTTCTAATATTTCAACACGATGTCTATGTGGTCGTAATAATTCTATTGCTTGAGCTTTCCAGGATTGAGTTAATTCTGTGCCGACCATACCCCACCAATCCATATAAGGTGCCCAGGCATCAATAGCATATACCTTTTTAATTTTATCGGATAAATCTAAAAAATATCTTAGAGTAAACGCTTTGCATACACCTAATTCGCACCCTATAAGATCTGTTCCTAAATCATCTATATAGGGTAACAATCCTGCGGCTGATACTACTTCTAACGGAACAACACTGGTGTTATTTGCCATTTATAATTGTCTTTTAGGTAATAATGCAGGATTTATTCCTGTTGGTTTAGCAATAGCAGGAGTAGATAGAGTCTGCTGTCTCTGTTGAATAGGTTTTTGCGAAGCAATCGGTCTTGGGTATACCCAATTTAATGTACGTTTTATTTGATTAAAGTCGTCTGCAAGCCAAAAAGAAGTAGGCCCATATTGTTGCCATATATCTGGAGGTAAAATAGATTGTCTTGACATATATTCAATTTTACGTCTTACTGTGTGTAATCCTTTTATTTTTGCCTGTGAATCAAATTCGTCGTAGCTATCTTCGACATTATCGAAATCGTGTTCATACCATTCTTCCTCTAAGAAATCATAAATTTGTTTCATAGTACCTAATGGATCTTTAACCAATGTATCATATTCAACATATAATAATTTACGTTTTTCATTACAGAACATACTGTGTTTTACATTAGTCAACGGCCCCGAAACATATCCAGCTAAATTAGGTACATTGCCCATAAGAATATTACTACGTTCATATACATTATTAGTATCTTGATGATGATATAGAGGTTTAATTGTAAATGGATTTTTGTCTTGTAATTGCTCAAAAGAATCTAAAATCCAAGGTATTTCTCTAAGGCATACAATCATTTTAAAATCTGGGAATATGTCATTTAATAATGCAGTATCACTTGACCATCCTCGACTTGTGTTAAAACAAACCTCATTTCCGTCTTTGTAGAAATTATCAAACAATCCTTTAATTAATTGTTTTCTTTTTTCAATTGGTACAGCAGCCTCCATTCCTACTGCTGTACTAGTTTCTTTAATAATGCTATGTACATACCCTTGCAATGGATCACTGATGTTAGCCGTAAACTTAGGATTTTGTTTTAGGATTGCACTTAATAAAGTTGAACCTGATCTTGGCAATCCTGATATAAAATGATATTTTTTAAACATTATTGTTATTTTTAGTAATTAATTTTTTGATATCTGCAAGATACAAATACTTAATGTCACTGTTAAACAAAGTCATAATAGCATCGATTACTGTTTCTACCAATGGTTGACCACCTAAATTAAAACTGGTATTAAACACTACAGGAACTCCTGTTTTTGCATAAAATGACGAAATCAATTCATAATATCCTGCATTTTCGTCTGCATTAACAGTTTGTACACGACAAGTATTGTCTACGTGTGTAACTGCTGGTATTTGATCAATTTTATCTGGCCTTACATCGACAGCATACATCATAAATGGACTTGAATCCATTCCTGCCATATCAAACCATTCATTAGCGTGTTCTTCAAGCACACTACCTGCAAATGGGCGGAACCATTCACGTTTTTTAACAGAATTAACAAATTCTTTTCCGTCGGGTCTACGTGGATCAAATAAAATACTACGATTTCCTAATGCACGAGGACCTCCCTCTGCACAACCTTGGAATAATGCAACAATATTTCCTTGATCGAGTAAATCTGCAATTGCATCGGCAGTTGTATCTTCGATAGAAATATTGACATTATTTTGTTGAATTATATCAAGTTGAGAATAATCAGGTGGTGCTCCTAAATATACACTTGTTAATTTAGAAGGTTCTGTATTTCCTGAATAATTAAACCAGGCATAACGAGCAAGACCAATTGCAGTTCCGCCGTCGTGTGCTATAGGATCAATATAAAACTTAAGATCTGGAAAATGTTTAACAAATTTGTAGTTTGCAACACAGTTTAATCCGTATCCACCTGAGATTACAATATTTGTTTCTCCAGTAAGATCTACAGCTTTCTGAATTAAATTATACATTTGTTCTTCAGTTTCTTTCTGAATCTTATAAGCAATATTTTTATCTATGTCTCTACACAAAGAAAAATCATTGTGCCATTCTTTTGGATCAACAAATCTTTTTAACAGTGGAAATCTGTTTTCGTCGATTACTGCACCTCTAGGATAGATAGGTAGTAATAAATTTTTATTTCCTTTGCCTTCAATAAAAAAGTCAGGTAATGAATCATCTTCGACTCCGTAAGGTGCAAGACCCATTGTTTTGCCAGCCTCGATAAATCCAAATCCTAAATAGTCACTTACCGCTTCGTAGGCTTTAGTAATAGTTACTGTATTATCAAATTCTTGAATACCATTATCATAGTAAGGACTTTGACCATCGCTATAACGCTTGTAAACAGCATTAAATTCTCCAGGATAACTACATTGATAGATAGTTTCAGTTTCGAATCCGCCAGTTACAGGGCCACCTTCTCCGCCCATTTGCTCTTGATGATAAGATCCAGCTCCGTCAACAATAATAGCCGCCGCAGTATCAAATCCCGAGCCATAAAAAGTTGCAGATGCATGACCTAGGTGATGCAAATTTCCTAAATTGGTTATTTTAATGTTAGGATTAAACTTTCTTGCTAGTGCAGAATAAGGATCTTCGCCAGTCCAAGGAAGTTGTGGTAACTGTGGATTTGTACCACCTATTACAATTTCATCAACTGTATGGTTGATTAAAATATGTAACATAGCTCTAAAAGGATTACCATCATATTTTAATCTAGAAAGACGTTCTTCTTCTGCGTAAAATACAATCTCTCCATCAACTACCAATGCCGCAGAACCATTGTGTCCTGGGTTAATTGCCATTATACTATATGCCATATTATTTTACCTTTTTCTCTATGTCTGCAACAATGTTTGTATAAAGATCATTAACTTCTTTATCACTAAATTTCATTGTATTTTCGTTTAATCTGTTCGCTAACATTGTGTCTAACCCTGCAATGCGAATAGGACTATATTTTTTAATTCCTGGTTTTTCAATAATGTTGAAATAATCAGGATATGTTGTGTTTACTGCAAAAGTTGAACCAATAATAACTGTTCCAGGAATACCTAATGCACGAGCCATATGTTGCCCCACACTGTCTACACCAATAAAATAATCTGCTTCTGCAATTAATCCTGCCCATTGACGAAGATCGCAGGTGTAATTTGCCGCAAATGTATCTGCTTTCATAATAAATTGTGGTTCGCCAAAGAAGATCATATTGTAACGTTGTGCTAATTTTTTAACCAATGCTAGATATGTTTTTGGATCTAAACTACGACTTTCATCATCAAAAATTTCTTCTCTTTCAATTTTAGCACCTCTACCAAATGGTTGAAATACAACTGTCTTTTGACGTTTTTGAATATTTTTAAGATCTGCAATAGTATTTTTTGCTACTAATGTTTCTTGTTTATTAAGAACCATCTTAGGTAAACCTAAATCGCTGTGGTCGGTGGATCCATTAATTTCTACATCAAATGCTTCTGCAAGAGATAATTCTTGTCTAAAATATGCAGGAAGTCTATATGGTTCCGGAGTAATGATTTTATCGGCGCCTAATACAACATTATCAAACACACCTTTAGTATCTAAGTTGTATGTGCGATCTTGTAACTCAGGAATTCCCCAGACTAAAAAATCCCAACCAGCAATTAATACTGCCCAATCTGCATCTGGATTTAATCTTCCATACTTTAAAAGAGCTGGTATTGCCGCAAGAATTCTTCCTGCACCACCGTCGATAAAAAATATTGTTTTCATTGTGTTAATTTCCTACTGTGCTGTTATTTAATACGTACTTAATGATGTCAGAATATTTCTGATTTATAAAAAGATCTTCAACATTATATTTTTTAAGTACATGAACATAACTGCCTCTATTGGCCAGACATATAT